TGTAATTGTATCTCCAAACTTAAATCCTTCTACGCCATCTAATGTAACAGAAAGTTTTAAAGGAAATGGTATTTGTGATGGGTCATTACCAGAGCCAAATTGTCCGGTTTCAGCTTTTTCTTGCGGTGTCTGTTCATTTACTAAGGCTTGTATAGCTGATTTTGCTTTACTTATTCCACCGGTGCTATATTCATCTAATGTTAATCCTTTTCTGGCATTAAGTTGCTGTTTATCAATTGCCTGGTCTGCTATATTTGCCTCTCTTATAGTAGTTGTACTATCTTGTTTTATAATTTCTACTGCAACCTCTTCTTTAGATTGCATGTCCGGTGCTCCTCCAAATGCCTTTGCTTGAAGTTCTTTCGGTACCGATGCAGATATATTTATTTCTCTTATTCCATTTTCGCCGCCCACCGAATCTAAACGGTATGGTATAATTGGTTTATCTCCGCCAGGCGATTTTCTATTTACTATCCATATTATTTCTGGATCTCTATCATCTTGATCTAGATAAAAGTCCCATGCGCCTCCAGAACAATCACGTATTGATGCAAATATAGTTTTCATGAATCGATTTAATATTATTTGTCCATTTGCCTTTTCTGATTCTTCTGCTTTATTAGCTTCACTTTTTGCTTCACTATTAAATTCTTGTTGTATTGCTCTTAGTAAATCACGTGATATAAGTATATTTTCTGGATTGCCCTTTTCTTTTCCTAAAGCATCATATGTTTCAATATGGTCAATGGAAATGTAATTTGACCATGGATTGATGGCAGATAATGGGCCGGCCTTACCATCCCAATATGTATTTTCTATTGTCCCTTGTGGATAAGGAAACAACATTGCTACAGGATCTGCACTCCAAACTAATCCGGATTTGAAATGGGTTTGTACTATTGAAAACTCCGGATCAAATTGTAATCTATATCTAGGAACTATTGATGCCGGCAAGTCGATTGAATATTTATTCAACATGTTGCATAATGCACCTAATGTTATATATTGAAGATAGTAACTTGTAAAAAGTCCGCCTTCTACTTTACTAGGAGAACTATATTTATCAGGTGCTTTTAAGAATGCAAAATTACCAGTCCCATCTTTTAATTTTCCAGATGTACCATGTCCGGGAGCAAATACTGTACCACCTCTAGATCGAACTGCACTTTCAATACCTCCTGCATGTCCAGATGATTGTAATTGATAATCTATCCAATCAAATATATTACCTACCGGAACTTTATCATTGAAGCCATCATAGTTAGTAATAAAATTTTTGGCAGGAAATCCAGCTTGTGTATTTATATTATTTTGTTCATATGTTCCGCCTTTACCAATACCTTTAAAGCTACAATCAAAATAATTTTCTTTTGTAATTTTAAATGAATAATCATATACAGTAAATTCATGAGTTGCTGATTCACTAGGTGTTTCTGGTCCTATATATCCATAATCGACTTTGATCTCACGTCCTGGTACTAATAATGCATCTTCTAAAATTTCAAATGACTCTCTATCAAAACATGTAAAACCGCCTTCTACTCTACGCAATGATCCAGCATCTCCTTCTAATTTAATCGAAACATCTTTAAGAATGGGGGCTGGCCTACCTGTACTGTTAGGATCATATGTGCCAGCCATAGATGTATCAGTGATAGGTAAAGAAATTCTAGAATTTTCTTTACTAGATATCTTTACATATGCATTATTACGTATACGATCACCAGATGGTAGTTTTACAGAACTATCTACTTGTCTATAGAAAAAATCACTCATTATTTATTATCCTCTGCATTTCTTAGCGATTCTGATAATCCTTGTAAAGGAAATGGTATTCGTAATTGTATGCCATCTGGCACATCTAATGTACCTTTACCTAAATTATTCGCAGATGCTATTACCCACCAATACCTAGGATCTTCATAAAATTCATTTGCTAATAGATCTAATCGATCTTGAACTCTAGATATAATATATAAGTCTGTACTTTTTTTTGGAAATGACGGGTAACGTGTTGTAGAATAACGATCTAAACTACTTTTTGTATATTGATATCTATTTAATGACATTATTTATCTCCTATATGTTTTGATATACTACTGAAGTATTTTCTGGCCTTTCGCCTAGTACTGTTAATGATATAGATACATTTGTATAAAATGGTGCTTGATTGCCCTCTGCTATTTCCCATGGCCCTTCAGCATCCCAATCATATGATAAATCTGTTATTATCATTTCTTTATTTCTATATAAATCTCCAATTGTAACTTTTACTACTTGGCCATGAAATCCAGACTCTCCTGGATATACTGGATATGTTTTACGTGCTAAACTTTGTAGCTTTTGCCATATTCCTGCCCGGTCTTCTTGTTTAAATATTGGTACTATAAAATCTGTATTAATTGTTCTTTCAAAACTTTCATATAAATATCTAGCATCTGCCCTTCCTTGATCTTGTTGGCCATTCCAACTTGGAGTAAATGCATCATTTAAGCTGCCTATATATGCTTTAAATTTAATGCCGCCTATAGAAAATTTAACAAGCGATTTATCTATAGATTGATCTATATCATCTAATTTTATATCATTTACCCAATTCACTCCGGATAGAGAATCTTTTTGTGATTGTCCTTCTGATCTAAAATCAAATAAAGCAGGTTTATTAGACAATGTACGTTCTGGCCTATCGCCATATGCCATTCTAGTATAATCTAATAATATATTTCCTTCTTCTTTTTTAGCAATCCCGCCGCCTTCAAAATCCGATTCTATCTTTGATTCTAACCCATCAGTAGGAGGTGTTGATAGAGGACCATTTGGTAAAAACTGTCCTGGCTCTGTATATGGAGTTTCATTATTCCATCTAAAGAAATTGTCTCCGAAACTAGTATTATACGTCTTTCTACCATTTCTTCCTAACGCTATATCTAATAATTTAGAAAATTTACTTGGTAGGCCGCCGCCCGGAGATTCTTGTCCTTCTTTTGAAGTATCAGTATGCCTATTATGGAATGTTGCACCTATACCTAATATAGAACTTGGTCCTTTCGGTCCTGAAAGTGCTTCAAATGCTCCTCCGGTGAATGGTGTTGTCTTCGATATAAATCCACCTTCGGTAATTTCTTTATATAATTGTATTTGTTTGCCGGTTTTAGGACCAAGAGATATATTTGCTAATCTTTGAACTGCTTTAGTAGTTCCATAACTGCCTCCACCTCCTAATGGTAGATTAACTAATCCAGAATGTCTTGTAAATTTACCAGAGCCTAATATTCCATTCACTAATGCTTGGCCTGGAGCAGATAATGGATTATATAATTGAGTTGCTGGAAGTCCTATCGATAGTCCTAATACATTTTCAGTATTTGGATTCATTAATTGATATCCATACTGTCTAGCTAAAAATCCTATACCTTTTGGTGATATAAGAAATTTACCTATTCTTGCAACATCTATTGCAGATCTCTCAGCTGCGGTCAATATACCTGCTCTAGGCAAATCAAATGTTGAAAATATCTTTCCTACTGTAGTTGTTCCTAGTCCCCAACGTTGTGGGTCAGAACTGCCTTCTCTTTGAATACCTCTCAATATAAAAGGTTGTTTTGCATATCCAGGATTTGGAGTCGCATCATCTCTCAAATTGAATTTGTTATACATATCATCTATAGGAGACTCTGCTGTATATGTATCTGCTAATCCTGAATTTTTATGTTTAACTCCATATACTTCACTATATTTTAATGTATTTGCAAATCCTGTTCTAACTTTATCAAATGTATGAATTTGGCCTTCTGGTCCGATTGGAAATTTTGTTCCAGTTCCTAACTGTGCCTTCCTACTTGCAGAACCCCTATCTGAAAATGTAATATCATCTATTGCAAAAGAATCTCCTGCAAATCTATTTATAAATGTTGTAGCAAATCCTCTATCATCATATCCAGATGGGCTAACATATGGCACATCATCTGATCCTTGAAACTTAGTATCCTTTCTATTAGCATTAGGCTTATATGGACCTGGATTCTTTCCGTAGAAGCTTAAGTCTGATTTTATATTTACTAATGCCATTTTTATCCTCTCCTAAATGAATCTGCTGTTCTTATTGTTGCTGATAATTCTTTTCCGTCCATATTGATTGATATATTACTTATTGCATCTATTACTTGCTGCATAGTAACTCCTTTATCATCCTTTTCTCCGTAGTAATTATTAACAACTCCTGCTCCTCCTGCTGATGGACTAGTACCCATACTTGGACCCATTGATAATCCATCTCGTTTATCACCTTGGAATATTCCTCCTACCGTTGGGCTTGATACTATAGGACCTCCATTTGGATCTATACCTAAATCACCTACTGAAGTTGCTTTCTTAAACATTGCAAATAGTCCGCCGGCTGCCGCTATTGCTAATGGAATACCAATACCAAATGGTATCTGAGCGAATGATCCAAATAATCCGGCGATTGCTTTTCCTAATACCATTGCACCTTCCAATGCCGTTTTAGCAAGATTTACTGCTGTCGCAGCTCCTTGTCTAATTATAGCACCTAACGAAGCATTTTCTAATGCAACTCTTATAGTTTTCAATGCATTTAATGCTGTTGCTTTACCTATTTCAACTGCACTCATTATTGCTTCTTCTTTCTTTTTAGCAATTATTAAAGTTGTTAATGTAAGTACGCCAGCTGTAATACCTTTGAACTTTTCCATAAACCCTATTAATGCTCCCATTGCTTTACCTGCCAATGTTATTGGCATAAACGCTACCTTTAATCCTACTCCTATCACTTTCAATAATGGACTTAGTGCTGCAAATACACTCATTAACGCTTGTCCGGCTGGCATTAATGCATTTACCAATTGTGCTTTCATAGCTGCAAATGCTGCAGCTGTTTTTTCTGATGATTGTTGTTGTGCCAATTTATTCTGTAAATCCTTTGCAGACATATTTTCCATTTCTGCAGCACTTAATCCTAATGCATTCATCGACGCTAATTCATCTGAAGTTAGATCTCCCATTTTAGATTTTATTGTTAATGATTTTTGTAGTTCATCAACATCCATACCAGTTGCTTGTGCTAACTTTTTACGTTCTAATACATCCATTTTATTGAAATCATGTATAGAACCTACTTGATCCATTACTGCTTTTGTTGCTCCTGCTATATCTCCTTCTAATGCTAATTGACGAGCTAAATCAAAATTCATTTGTTTACCAGTCAATGCTTGTAATTCAAATTGACTTGATATTGATGACTCAAAGTCTAATAAACTTTCAGATACTTTAGCCATGGTAGCTAAACTAACTCCCATTTTAGCTGCTTCAATTGCTGCCTTCTTCAATGCTTTAACATTTCCTCCAAAGAACTTTGCAGTTGTTCCGGCATTATCTGCAATATCTTTTGTTACAGTTGCTACATTAACTCCAGATTTCAATGCCTCTGCAGCTAAATCTCTTTGTGCATTAGCGGCATTATCTGCAGATACTCCCATTGCCATAAAGGCAGCATTTACTTTACCTGCTTGTGCTGCTCCATATCCAAATGCTTTACCTATATCTGATACAGCACCTGCTTGTTCGCCGGACAACTTTCCTATAACACCTAATTGTGCAATTTGTTCTTTCTGTACAGCTATTATATCTGATTGTGTTGATAATTGATTGCCAAATGCTGCTACTTGTTTGTTTGCTTCTTTAACTAGTAGTTTTGATTGTGTATATGTTAGTCCTGTATCTGCAGATACTTTTTGTGCTTCTTTTGATATTGATTTGAAAGCTGCTACTAATCCTATTGCTGCAGCTGCTATTAACATCATTGGATTTTTTAATAGTACTGTATTTAATTGTCTAGACGCCGCTGTTATTCCTTTTGTTGCATTTCCTGTTTTCAAAAAAGTATCTAAATATGCATCGGCTGCTTTATTTAATCCATCTTCCATTTCGCCGGCTAATCTATCGAGTCCTATTAGTTTTGATAGATGACTACCGCCTGGAAACTTTCCTATAAATTCTGTCGCTTTTTGTACTAAACCACTTGCTTGATCATTTAATAATGCGAATGATTTTTTAGTTTTTTGGATTACTATATTTCTAGCCTTAGCCATGGCTAAGATTTCTTTGTCTATTTCTAAAGCAAATAATCTATCTTTCTTTACTCCCTTTCTAAATTTTCCTTCTTCATCACGCATTGAAGCTATATCAGCTAAAATTTTAGCCTCATCTTGTGCTAATTTCTTACTTGCATCCGCTGCAGTCGTAATAGACTTCTGAGATTGGGCTATTTTCATATAAGTATCGGCCATATTGCCGGTATACTCATTTAGCGTTTTTTGAGCATCTGCTAATTGATTTAACATCTTTACATCTTTTGCTGAAGCTTTTTCTGGCATAATACTTTATTTATAAACTGTTAGCTAATTTACGGAGTTTAGGGTCAGCTGAATCGCCCATCTTTTTGACTAATGTTTTTAATCGTTCAGCATGATATCGGTGATCTTCTACAGCCGCCTTCATTTCCGGGTCTTTCGATAATTTTGTTAAAGCTCTCTTCACTTTAGGTTTCATTATCCATTTGAGAATTCCTAAAGCTAATCCTTCGTCTATTGCATTGATTTCTTCAAGAAGTTGTTTTTCTATATTATTCTTTGACATATTGGTATTCCTTTTTAATAAATATCAATACGACCATGTTTTATATGAATTATCTGCCTCTTGCAGGCCTAGAAGATTTGGATCGTGATTGAGCCTGTTTCATTGCCTTTTCATGTTCTGTTTTTTGATCTTTAAACATTTTAGACATTTTTCTAATATAGAATGTACGTATATATATAGGCATATTACATACGTCCTGATATGTGAATCCTCCTTGACTATGATAGACAAGGTCAAATATTTGTTCTTGTTTGCTTAGTTTATAAGCCGGAGTCAGGCCAAAAAAAGTCCAATCCGATGCTAACCGTTGTACGAAAGTTGTCGCCGGAGTCTCCATCCGGGACTTGTACTTCCAAGCTTGTTTCAGGTGTTATTGATATTAGAAATTTACGAATTGCTCGAGAATCAATTGCTAACAATCTAGTATCAACAAATTTTCTAATTTTTGCATTATCTGTTTCACCATCTATATTTGTAATAACATATTTCATCATTGTAGAAACAGCTGCATTCTTTTTTAGTTTTGCTAATCCTTTTAACTCAGCATCCATCTTAGATTGATCTCTTTGAGTCAATAGTTTCAATTTGACAGGAATCTTAGCAGCAGGTAAATCTAAAGTAAATTCATTTGTGCCTTTATCTAATAAGGACCAATCAATTTCTTTTTCTGGTAATTGAGTTAGATCAACTACATGTTCTACTTCTTCTCCTGTTGTTGGATTAACTGCCTTGATAGGATAATCTTTACCATATCCTAATATTCTAGCTGCTATCATAACAGCATTCTTATCACATAATAAGAGGTCGTTATAATCAACTGGAGTAACTATTAAGGCCTTGAACAACTTATCTAACACTACACCATTATTAATAAATGATTGATTGGTAAGAATATCTTCTTCCTTTGCAGTCATATATTTCATTTCAATAGTACCTTTAGATAAAGGATGTCCTTTTGGATATAATTTTCCTTTACTTGGCAATTGAATAATTTCTGTTGGGAAATCAAATACCAATGTTTCTTCAGCTGCATCTGTATTGTATTGAGCTGTTGCTAGTTCTTTTAATTGTTTATCTGTCATCACCGGTGCTTTTCCCGGATAATCGTCGTTAACTTTTTGTGCCATATATCATCTCCTAATAACTTATTACTTTTATATAAATATGCCTTAACAGTAAAAAATCCCACCGTAAGGTAGGATTCTTTAATGCTATCGAAATATCAATTAGAATTGTAACACTGCATAATCATATTTTAGAGTCAATTCAATTTGTAATGGATCTTCTGTTGCCCAATCCATATCTCCAAATGTTGCAGAAGAAATAAATGCTCCTTTCAAAGTCCACTCTTCAACTTTATCACCTACTGGTCCTAAAGTATTGAAAGTTAAATCCTTTTTATAAAAGTCACTATATCCATCTCTACCTGTTACAGATTCATGATGTAATCTTACCCATTCCATAACTGCTTGTGCTCCTGATGGTACAACTGGGTCATATAATGTTACTGTTACATCTTGCCATCTAGACTTTCCTTTCAACTTTCTTTCAACGTTGATGTGGTCTAATATAACTTCACCTTGGTCAATTGATGGTCTACTAGCTGCTTTAATTAAGTATGCTGGTATTCCTTCAATATACATGATGAACCTATTGGCCATCTTCGGCTCATATGCCGTATAAAATATTTCGGTTGGGTCAAGTAATTAATATAAATATACACTATCCTAAATTTTATTCAGGAAATGCTGCTCCTGTTGGTAAAATATTGAAATCAATTACAATAAACTCAGCTGCCTTAGCAGGTTGAAGGAATATTTGTCCAACCATTGTATTTCTATCAATTACGTCTGGAGTATTATTAGTTTCATCCATAACAACTTTGAATGCATATAATCCTTGTCTTTGTTGTACATTTTCAAAATAAGGATTAACAATGCTTAAGAATCTGTTTCTAGTTGCTGCTGTATTATTTTCAAATACTAAGAACTTAGTTGTTGAAGCAATAAATTTCTTAGCTGCAATTAACAATCTTCTTACATTAACTCTATCCAATGCAGATGATTTCTTTTGTAATGTCTTCTGACCAAATACTGTTACACCGGCATTTGGAAAAGTTGCAATTGGATTAACATTACTTTCATATAATGAATCTCTATTTGCATGAGTTAATTTTCTTTCTGTCTGAACTGCAATATCAATTCCTCCTCTATTAAGACCGGCTGGTGCAAACCATGGTGCAGCAACTCTATCATTAAAGGCATATACACTAGGTATAACTGTTGATGCAGGAACCCAAACATTTCTTCCTAAATCTGTATCTGGAATTTTTACCCATGGCCAATACATTGCAGCATAATTACTATCTCTAGCATCACCTTTTGCAATTGCTGTACTTAATCCTCCAGCATATAATATTGGATCAATTATAGAAAAACAATCACTTCTATCTTCACACATTTGAACTAATTCACCTATTGTTGTTCCATGCTTATCATCTACTAACCCAGGCAATGTAATTAAATTAATATCATATTCATCTTGATTTTTCAATAATGCAATTGCATCTGAATAAGCTGTTCCTCCATGAGCTGCTACATCAGGATTATATCCTTGTACATTCGTGTCTTCTATTGTTTCATAGAATCTTTGTGGATGTTGAACATTACCATCACTACCATTTAAGAATGAACCAGATGCTACAGCAGGTAAACTACCTGATGCACTTCCTACCCTTACATTACCATTTGAATCTAAATAATTATAAGTATTCTTAAGAACTGATACTCTTACATATTTAGATCTATTTGCAAATGATCCTGATAATTGAAGGAATGGATCTGTTGTTCCACTATCTCTTAATGTATTTGATTGATCACCAATTCTTCTTGCAATGTAATCAGTTGAATTAGGGTCTAATGATAAATTATTATATTGTTCTAATATTGTCTTTCTTTTAATAGTATCATCACCTCTTCTAATAATTAAGTTAAAAGTACCTTTCAAATCATTCTTTGAAGTTACTTCCCATCTTATATTATTATCAGTACCATTAGATAATACATTATTAGTTCCTTCTGTACCACCACCACTATTCATGCCAGCACCATCTGCTAATGTTGTTAATGTAAATACTGTTTCTGAAGCTGATGTATCAGTACCACCTGCCATTGTAAAGAAGTTTGTACCAGCTGTTGTTCCAAGTGTTCCTGGTGTATTTGCTGATGCTGTTGCAAATGTAATACCATTTGGTCCTGTTCCTGCAGATGATCCAGATATTTTTAATAATGCTCCTACATTTGTAGCTGTAATTCCTGATAACACACTATTTGCATTAATTTCTGTTGCTAATGCACTTGCCATTAATGTAGCTGTTGATCCTTTAGCAAAGAAGTTTGTTAATCCGTCACTTGCATCTGTATTTGGATTTGCTTGTGCAATAAAGTTAACTGTATTAGAACCTTGTACAATTCTAAATGTTTCTCCTTCATTCACTTCCGTCAATGTCAATGATCCAGATGAAAAAGTTTCACCTGTTGTCACTGCAGTTGATACATTTGATGTTGCTGGACTATGCTCCAGCTAATATTCTAACTACTGTTAATGTATCTGCATACTTTAAGTATTCTTGTGCAGCATAGTTAGTTAAGTATTTGTATGATTGTTCTGATGCGCCTGACCCAGAAGTAAATTTACCTCCAAAGGTTTGTACATATTCAGAATAACTCGATACTATTGTTGGAATTCCTGCCGGACCTTTTTGTGTTGGTCCAATAACAGCAGCTCCAATTGCTTGAACGCCGGCTGGTAAAAACGATTGATCTACTTCGTTTGTAAATACCCCGGGTGATACAATTTTTTCGGCCATTTTGATGCTCCTCTTTTATTATTCAATTTCTTATAAATATCAGTGCATTTAGCCAAACAATCTATTTTACCGGAATAAACTCTCCGCTAGATAGATCAACTTGACCGGCACCATATTTTTCATTTAATTGTTGAACTAAGGCTCTTTCTTTGTCTTGTAATTCAACATATTGTGTTCGAAGATTTTCTTTAGCATTTTCTAAAGCTTTTATTCTTTGATTAGCTAATAATAATTCTAATTCAATTTGTCCGAACTCAGAAATTTTACTTCCATTTGATTCTCTTAGTTCAGTGATTTGATTTAGTTCTTCTTCTGTAAATTTAATTGCTTTTGCCATAACTTTTTCCTTTTTTAATTATAATACTTATATAAATATGCTAGTGTTATCAATAACCACCTGGTGGTTTCTTTAAAGATTCTGCACCAAATACTATTTTTTTAACCGATATCCTTTTTTCAAACGTTGATTTTTGTAATTCAAATGGCATCATTAATGCTGCTTTAGTTGTTAATGGTATCGTAGCTCTAACAACTCTATCTTCTCCTGTTGCATTTGTCGTATCAAATGTAACATCTGACATATATGTTGGAAACTTAAATGTTGTTCCATATGCAAATCCATTTGTAGGCATTATTTGTTCTACCAATGAATTCATTTGTTCCGTATACTCTGTCCATAATAATAATTCATATGACACATCTACAAATTCTGGTACTGGTGCTATATAAAATTCTTTCTTACGTTGAGAACCATGTTGTACTGAGAATCTATCATACTTGTTTTCCATGGTATGTTTGTTTTGATGTACAAAATCATTTCCTGCAGGATTATTATTAACACCTAATGATTTCAAAGTGTCTCTCTCTATAATAGAACCTCTTCGTATACTTACAACTGGCGTCATTATCTTACCTTTACGGTCTCTCATATAGCCTTTAGCTTGAACTTGTGCCCATTTCTCTCCATTTGCATACATTATAGGCACATCTATAATTTGTCCATTCTCTGTTACTTGTAGTTTAAGAACATCTCTTATATAAGATATAATTGCAAAATCAACATCTTCTATAGTACATTTAGGAGTCTTAATA